GAGGTTTGGTTGCAACAATGATTAACTTTGGTGAATGGCTACCGGATCAGCCCGACTATAACAACGCTGGCGTCACAGTTGCGGAGAACGTAATACCCGCACTTGGTGGATACCGCAGTCTTAATGACTTTGTGGCGTACAGCAACGCGGCCACAGGAACCATCCTGAACGTATTTGCGGCGAAAGAGGATGACGGCACGGTGCAGTTGTTCGCCGGAGACGCGACAAAGCTGTACAAGTTTAACGCCGGAACAAACAACCTAGATGATGTCAGCAAGGCTGGCGGGTACGACCTGACAGGCGCAGAGCGTTGGGAGTTCGTACAGTTTGGAAACAAGGTTATCGCCACAGGCGGCACAGGCGAGGAGCCGCAGGTCTGGACTCTAGGCACAAGCACCGCATTCGCCAACTTGGCCGGATCACCGCCAAAGGGTGACTTTCTGGCTGTTGTGCGTGACTTCGTGTGGATTGCTAACGCAGACACCGGATCAGGCCGTGTGCCGTACAAGGCGTACTGGTCTGCATTCGATGACCCGACAAGCTGGACAGCCGGAACAGGTCAGAGTGATTTTCAGGACATCCCCGATGCAGGTAATATCGTAAAGATCATCGGCGGAGAGTATTGCACGATCCTGATGGAGCGAGCCATTGTGCGAGCCACATATACTGGCCTTCCTCTGGTCTGGCAGTTTGACAAAGTGGAGACAGCGCGTGGCTGTCAGGTTTCTGGGTCGGTGTGTAATATCGGCCACACCATTTTCTATTTATCCGATGACGGATTTTACATGCACGATGGGTCAACCTCAAAAAACATCGGGGCGGAGAAGGTGGACAAGCACTTCTTCAAGGATGTCAACTTCTCTTACAAGGACAAGATTACGTCCAGCGTTGACCCGCAGAACCAGATTGCGGTCTGGTCTTATGTGTCAAACAGCGCAGTCGATGACACGCCGGACAAGCTGTTGATCTATAACTACGCCACAAATCGCTGGTCATACGCAAACGTGACAGCCGACCTTATTGCGCCGTTTTTTACGGCTGGCTACACGCTGGAGAACTTGGACAACCTATCGACCAGCATCGATGCGCTTCCTGCGTCTCTGGACTCTGCGCTGTATAAGGGCGGCCAGTTCCTATTCGGCGGCGCAGTCGGTAATAAGATTCACGCATTCTCAGGTGACCCACTGAATGCGGTCATTGAGACAGGCGAGACAGGGCTTGCCACTGGCAACTTCACAATCGTCACCCGCGTGTATCCATACCATCGGGGCGGGTCAGTCACGGTGCAGATCGGCACCCGCAGTCTGCACTCCGAGTCGGCCACATTCACTGACGCAGTTGCCCCCAACGCTGACGGCTTCGCGCCATTCCGCGCACAGGACAGATACCACCGCGCTAGGATGAACCTGACAGGAAACTGGGAGTTCGCTCAAGGTCTGGACATTGACGCCAGAAAGGTTGGCAGACGATGACCATAGCGCAACGTCAGGCCAACTACCGCATCCTGAACCCAGTCACCGCGACAACGCGGGAAGTGTCAGAGGTGCTGAACAGGACTATTGACGGTGGACTAAACAGCGTCGGCTATGGGACTCTGGGTGCAAGCACAACCGAGACAACCATAACAGACCCACGTTACGGCGTTCAGAGCCTTGTGTTTTTCACTGGCTTCGGCGAGTCTCTGCATCACAGCACCCCATACGTCAAGACAACCAGCACCAACGGCAGTATCGTAGTAGGGCATCAGAACCACGGACATGACATTGACATCGCCTACCTTATTATCGGCTGACGACAGGTTCGGCCACGACTGGGATCGTTGCAAGCGTTACATAGAGGACGCGCTGGAATACGCTGGTGGGTCGCATAGTATTGACGATGTGCGCGATTTTGTGCTTGCTGGGAAAGCCCAGTTTCACCCTTTGCCTATATCGTGTATTATAACCGAGATAGTAGATTATCCGCAGAAGTCAATGTGCCGTATATGGCTCGCTGGCGGAAATCTTGAAGAATTAATGCAAGCCGAGAAATCTATCGCGCACTGGGCAAAGTCAATAGGGTGCGATGGTATGGAAATAGTAGGCCGGAAGGGCTGGTCACGACAACTTAAAGATTACCGCGAGTCTGCGGTTGTGCTGATGAAGGATTTTGAAAATGAGTAAAGGCGGCGGACAGACCAGAACGGTCACACAGACAACAGGCGCACCAGAGTACGCCCAGCCATTTATCGAGTATGGCTTGTCAGAGGCGAAACGCCTGTACGGCGAACAGCCAGAATACTACCCAGAGCAGACAACAGTTGGCTACAGCCCAGAAACCGAGATGGCACTGCAATCTGCGCGTCAGAAGGCTATCACCGGATCACCATTCATTCAGGCCACGCAGGACGTGGTTATGCAAAACCTGATGGGTACTAACCCGCTACAGTCTGCGGCGTTCCGCCCAGTCGTTGAGCAAATTCAGGGTCAGGCATCCAAGGCCGGACGGTATGGCTCCGGCTACCAGCAAGCGGCAGTTGCACAGGCACTGGCACCTATGGCACTACGCGCACAAGAGGCGGCAATATCACAGGCACCTGCGGCGCGTCAGTTCGGGTTCGCTGACATCCAGACGCTCGGCGAGGTCGGCGCGGCCAGAGAGACACAGGCACAGGCAGAACTTGCGGCTGACATCCAGCGTTTCCAGTTTGAGCAAGCCCAGCCACTTACATCGCTGGCTAACTATATGGCGGCGGTTCAGGGCGGAACCGTTGGTGAACAGCAGGTCACTCCGGTCTATCGTCAGCCTATCGCGTCTGCCCTTGGCGGCGCATTGGGTGGCGCACAGTTGGGTGCAACGGCTGGCTTCAATCCGATGGCTGGTGCAGTGGCTGGTGGCCTCGCAGGTCTATTAGGTTAGGGGTAAGAGATGGCAATATTTGATCCATACACTGCACGATTTAACAGGCTGGCGGCTGGCCGTCCGGCGACACCGACTATGAGCCGAACACAGATGCGCTTGCCAAGTATGGCGGCTATGCCACCGTCAATGCGTCCACCAGCACCATCTCCTATGTTTCAAAGAGTCGCACGTCAGGCCGCACAGAGCCGCCTAGACATGCCTCGGAGGCCGTTACCGTCAGTTACAGGCCAGACACCCACACAACAGCCACAGGAAGCCGACACAGGGCTTATGGGTGCGTTACGCGCACCTTTGATGTCTCCACGCGGTCAGGCCATCTCACAGGCCGCCCTAGCCGGATTAGAGGCTGGCGGTTACACAACGATGCCAACGACACTGGGTCAGGCCATCGGCAAGATGGGTCAGGCGGCGTTGCAGGGTTATGCGGCTGGTGAGGATCGGGCTTTGAAAGAGGCTCAAAGGAAAGCCGCCGCAGAAAAGGCGGCTTTTGATAGGCGTATGGCTATTGCTGAATATAGACAAAAAGAGCGAGAGATTGGCGGGGCTTCTGGCGCAGAGAGTTTCAAAAACGAAAAACAGCTTAGAGGCGAGTTTGATAAGCAAGCCAAAAATTTTGATGAAGCACGGCTTGGTTTTGAAAAAGTGCAAAAAGCGGCAATGACAGACACGCCAACTGGTGCAACTGACCTTGCCCTTATTTTCGGTTACATGAAAGTCATCGACCCAACATCTGTTGTTAGAGAGGGTGAGTTTGCGACAGCCGAAAAAGCTGGTGGCGTAAGTGAGCAATTAAGAAATTTATACAACAAGGTGAGAACAGGCCAGCGACTTACGGAACCTGTAAGAGAACAATTTGTGCAAGCCGCAAGGACGCAATTCCAGCCATATATGGAAATGCAGAGAAATATCGAGAATAGATACACAAACTTATCTCAGGCATATGACTTAGACCCGACAAGAGTTGTTTTGAGCCGCATACCGGAAGTCGGAACATTGGCTAATCCATATACAACTTTTACAACAGAAGCTGACGCCGCTGACGCAAACCTACCAAAAGGCACATATGTGATGATTGGTGGAGAACTGTATGTTGAGGAATAAAAAATGGCACTTAAAAAAGTAGGCGGATCATCCACAGCACCAGCCCCAGAGGCAGAACGATTTACGCCAGAGTATTTTGCTGGCTTGGGTCGCTCTGCG